TCCGAGTCCGTCACGCTGCCGAACGGCTCCGCTCATCGGCGTTATCTCTCCCCACGCACGACGACCCCGCGTAACCCCGGATCGGTACGTCACTCCGCGTGACACCGTGCCCGCATACGCATACACTCGCCCGCATGACCTACCGACCTCGACCGCGGCGACCCGTGGTCCTCGACGCGACCTTGACCATGCGACTCCGCGGCGATTGGCGGGAGGCCCTCGACGACCTCGCGGACGAGCGCGACGTCTCGACGACCGACCTCGCGCGGACGATCGTCGAGCAGTACCTCACGGCCGCGGGTCGGCTCCCGGCTCCGGCTCCGCCCCGCGGCTCGGTCCTCCGTGGCGTCACGGCCTAGCGACGACGCGGCCCTCTTCGACGTCCCGTCACGCAAGCGACGCGGCCGCGGCCGACACGAGCGGTCCGTCGACCGCGCTATCTCTGCGGCCCGTGACGCTGGACGTCTGACCGTCGAGCACGAGGGCGCGGTCGCCATGCTCCGCGCTCTGTCCCGAGCCCTCGACGGAGCCGAACTCGACGACGCGGCCTATACCGTCGCGACCGTGTCGCGGGAACTGCGGCAGGCTCTCGACGCGTCCGGCTTGCTCCCGGCTAAGAGCGTCGCCGCGGTCGACCCGTTCGCCGCGCTCCTCGACGACCTCGACACCGATGTCCCGACGTCCTAGTCCCGAGCCGTCCGCGTCACCCGGCCGTCGTGAGCGACCGACGATCGGCGGTCGGATCGGCCGTATCGCGTCCGCGCTCGGGACTCCGCTAATGCCGTGGCAGGCTCACGCGGCCGACGTCGGCGGAGAGCGGCTCCCCGACGGCCGTCCGGCCTACTCCGTCGTCGTCGTGTCGGTCCCGCGCCAGAGTGGGAAGAGCGTTCTAGGCCGCGCGGTATGCGTCGAGGGAATGACGGCCCGACCCGAGGCCCGCGTCTGGAGCACGGCGCAGACACGGAACGCGGGCCGCGACCGTTGGCTCGACGGGGCTCGCGCTCTGCGACGTTCCCCGATCCTCGGGTCCGTCACCGACCTACGGCTCGCGAACGGCTCCGAGTCCGTCACGCTGCCGAACGGCTCCGCGTGGCGTCCGTTCGCTCCGCTGCCCGACGCTCTCCACGGTGAGACGACGACGCGCGTCCTCGTCGACGAGGCGTGGTCGTTTGACAAGGTCCGCGGGACCGAACTCCTCCAGGCGATTATGCCGACGGGTATCACCGTCCCCGAGTTTCAGTTATGGATCGTGAGCGCGGCCGGAGACGATCGCTCCGAGTTTCTCGCGGACCTCCTCGACGCGGGCGTCGCTGGAGCCGCGGCCGGGTCCGGGGTCGCCGCGATCGTGTGGCAGGCCGACACCGACTCCAGCGACCCGGACATGATCGAGCGCATACTCGACGCTCACCCCGCGCTAGGTCACACGATTACCGAGGACTCACTACGGACCGCGGTCGACCTCATGTCGCCGGACGAGGCTCTCCGCGCATACGGCAACGTCTGGACCGCGACGTCGGGGACGCTCTTCCGCGGCGACGACGTCGAGGCCGTGAGGATCGCCGCGGCCGGAGCCCCGGCTCGACCTCCGCGTATCGCGCTCGCCGCGGACGTTGCTCCCGATCGAGGGTCGGCCTCGATCGCGGCCGCGTGGTCCCTCGACGACGATGAGCCCGACACGGTCGCCCTCGTCGCTCACGGCTCCGGTGTCTCATGGGTCCTCGACCGCGCTCGCGCTCTGACGTCGAGGTACGGCGTACCGCTCACCGTCGACCCGATCGGTCCGACCGCGGGACTAGCAGACGACGCGAAACGGGCGGGTATCCCGACGAGGCTCCTCGCGACGCGTGACGTCACGACGGCCGCGGCCGACATTCTCGACGCGGTCACTCGACGGGACCTCGCGATCGTGTCCGACCCCGCGCTCGACGCCGCGCTCTCGATCGCCGCTCGACGTTCCGTCGGCCGCGACGCGTGGGCGTTCGATCGACGCGGAGCCGCGGGCGACCTCTCGCCGCTCGTCGCGTCGTCGCATGCGCTCTACGCGCTCCGTCGTCCGGCCGCGTCCCCCTACCTCGTGTGAACGTGTCACGCGAAACGCTTGCGATCGTCTCGACGGCTCCGGCATCGTTCCGGCCGTGCCGATCTTCCGACGCTCGACTCCGCCCGAGTCGACTCCGCCCCGCTCGGAGCCGCTGCCATTCATCCCGCCCCGCGGCTCGTTCGGTCGACCCGAGGCTCTGCCGACCGTCTACGCATGCGTCCGCACGATCGCGCACACGGCGACTCAAGCCCGCGTCACCGTCGAGCGGGCCGGGGAGCCGATCGAAACTCCTATGTGGCTTTACCGCCCCGATCAACTCAACGGGGGCATCCGTTCCCGCGCCATGATCGAGCGGGCGACGGTCGACCTCGCGACCCGAGGTATCGCCGGATGGATCGCGTCGCCCGTCGGCTCGACCTCTTGGTCCCTCGACCCCGTCGCGGGGCATCGGATCGGCGCGTCGTTCGACCCCTACGGCCGTCGTGTCTGGACCGTCGACGGATCGATCCAGGTCCTCGCGAACGGCGACGAGCGACGGGGCGGTTTTCTCCCGGTCCCGTTCTTGCTCCTGCCCGACCTCGCGGAGCCCGTCGGACCTCTCCAGGCCGCGCGGCTCCTCATCGACGGTTTCGGAGACGTCGAGGCGTACGCCTCTAACCTCTTCCGCTCGGGAGCCGGGACAGGCCCTCGACTAGAGGCCGACGTCGACCTCCCCGAGTCGACCGCGACACGCTGGCGCGACTATTGGATCGAGCAGCACTCCGACCCTAACGACCCGCGTATCCCCGTCCTCGGAGCCGGACTCCGGCTCGCGACCGACCTCATCGACCCGAGTACCGCGGCATGGATCGAGGCCCGTCGCTATAACGCGATGGAGGTCGCGCGGTTGTTCGGTGTCCCCGGCCGTCGGGTCGGGCTCCCGTCGGGTGACTCCATGACCTACGCGACCGCCCGCGACGACGACTCCGCGTTTATGCGGACGACGGTCCAGGCATATACCGACCCGATCGCGGACGCGTGGACGTCGCTCCTCCCGTCTGGACGTAACGCGACCGAGGACACGCTCGTCGTGTTCGATTGGTCCCCGATGCTCGCCCCGACCCCGGCCGAACAAGTCGAGTACCTCTCCGCGGCCGTGGCCGCTGGACTAATGACGGTCGACGAGGCCCGGTCCGCTATGCGTCTCGGGGCTCTGACCGCTCCGCTCGACACGACCTCGGAGGTCCCCGCATGAGTCGCCGCGCTAAGGCCCGCCCGCTCCCGCCGATCGCGGCTCCGGCCGAAACCCGAGCGGTGACTCTCCGTGTTCGTGACGCGATGCCGGCCACTACGGAGAGTGACGAGCGGCCGCTCCGTATCGACGTCGTCGCGGTCCCGTGGAACTCGACGAGCCGCATGCTCCGCGACGGCTACCGCGAGAGGTTCGTCCGCGGTGCCGTCGACCCGGACGCGATGGTCGGGCTCCCCGTCATCGACGGCCACACGGGGCAGGCCGTCGGTGTCGTCGAGCAGGCCCGCGACGCGGACGTCGGCATCGTCGCGACTATGCGTCTCTCCGCGACGTCGCTCGCTCGCGACCTCTACACGCTCGCACGGGACGGGGCTCTCGGAGCCTCTCTCGGTTTCGATGGTGAGGGCCGCGACGCGACCCTCGATCGAGCGGGCATCGTCACCCGATCACGCGTCACCCCGCGCGAACTGTCCCTAACCCCGCTACCCGCTTACGAGGACTCACGCGTCCTCAATACCCGAGAGGCTCCCGTCATGCCCGATTACACCTTCACCGACCCGAGCGCGGTCACGGTGTCCAGCGACGCCGAGCCGTCGACCCCGGACGCCGCTCCCGCCGAGACGTCGTCCGCGGCTCCCGCCGAGACGCGTTCGGCTCCTGCCCGTCGCCCCGCTCCCGTCGTCGAGTACGCGACGACCGCCGACGTCGAGGCTCTCGCGGCCCGACTCGACGCGACGCGCTCCGCGGCTCCGTCGTCGAGCGGTCACCCGCTCGGGCGTTTCGGCTCGTTCGGTGAGTACGCCGCGGCCGTGTTCCGCGGTGAGGCGTCGCCCGCCGAGGTCCGCGCTCTGACCGATCAGGTCCCCGCGGATAACCCCGGAGTAATGCCCCCGTCCTGGCTCTCGGACGTCCGCGGCATCGTCGCCCGTTCCCGCGCCATGATCGAGGGCGTCGGCGGTGCCATGAGCCCCGGAGCGACGGGACTGTCCGCGGAGTGGCCGTACTTCGACGGCGACCTCGCGACCCTCGTCGGTGTCCAGGCCGCACCTAAGACGCAGGTAACGAGCGTCGCGGTCGGGATCGAAAAGGGCTCCGCCAACCTCACGACCTACGCGGGCGGCTCCGACCTCGCGTATCAGTTGATCGAGCGGTCGAGCCCGTCCTACCTCGACGCGTACCTCCGCATCATGGCCGCGGCCTACGGTGTCGTCACCGAAAACGCGTTCGCCGGTCGGCTCGGTGTCGTCGGTACTGCGGTCCCCGGAGTCACGCTCGCGGACCTCTACGCCGCGGTTATCGAGGCGTCGGCCGACGTCGCGGACGCGACGGGTAACGCACCCTCGATCATCGGTATCGCGCCGGACCTGTGGGCCTCGATCGCGGGTGCGGTCGACTCCGACGGCCGTCCGCTCTACCCGTTCTCGGGTCCGGTCAACGCTCCCGGCTCCCCGATCGGTGTCGGTGCGACCGCGGGTATCACGATCGCGGGTATCCGTGCGGTTCGTTCGCTCGGTTCCCCGGCCGGGACTATCACCGTCACGAACGGCGACGCCGCTCGCTGGATGGAGGACGGTCCCCGCACGGTGGCCGCGGAAAACGTCGCGCTCCTCGGACGCGACGTCGCGGTGTACGGGTACGCGACGACGGCCGCTTTCATCCCGGCCGGTATCCGCGTCCTCGACCTCACCCCGTAGTCGCGAGGTCGAGCGGAGCCGACCCCGTCGTCCCCGGCTCCGCTCGACCCGCACCCGATCGAAAGGCGTACCCGTGGCACCGACCGAACCCCCGACCCGCGACGCGGTCCTCGCGTACCTCGGGCCGGGATACGTCGACCCCGGGACTCCGCTCGACGACGCGCTCGCCGCGGCGATCGAGTCGCAGGCGGAGCGGTGCGTCGTCGACCCCTACGGATCGTCTCTCTACACGGCCGTCCTCCGTCGGGCCGCGGCGATCCTCGCGGCGACTAACGCTCCGCTCGGAGTGACCGACCTCGGGGACCTCGGGTCCTCGATCACCATTCCGCGGTGGGACGCGATTACCGAGTCCCTAGAGGCTCCGTACCTACGGCCGCGTTTCGCATGAGTACCCGAGCCCGCGTCGAGCAACTAGCCGAGGACCTCGTCGTCGCTCTGGCCGACCTCGACCTCTCCGTCTACCCCGAGCCCGGAGCCCCGGGTCGAGGCGGGCTCTACGCATACGTCGAGCCGCCGACGTACCTCTTCGAAACGGCGACCCGTACCTATTGCGTCGGCGGTCGTGAGCCGCGGCTCGATACGTCCGTCGTCATCGTCGGCGGAGGTACTGCCCCCGGACAGTTGCTCGCGCTCTATGACGCGGCCGACGCACTCGTCGCCGCACTCGACGAGGTCACCGGATGGGGACCGTCTGCGGACGCTACCCCCGGGGACTATCAAGGGACCCCGGCCTACGTCGTCCCCGTCCGCACCTACTAACGAAAGAGGTACGTCCTATGTCCGGTGTCGGACACGTTCGCCGCACGATCAACCTCACGATCGACGGCGACTCGTTTCAGTGTGAGGTAACGAACGTCACCATTACGCCGAGCGTGTCGACGGCGACCGCGACCGCGCTCTGTGACGACGGCGTCGTCCAGGACGTCGGCGTCCCCGTCTGGACTCTCGACGTCGACTATCTCGTCGACCATAACGTCGGCTCGTTCTACCGTTTTCTCGTCGGCAACGTCGGCGCGGTCGCGTCCTACTCCTACGAGCCCGACCCGGTCAACGCGGCCGGAGTGCTCTACGAGGGGACGCTCGTCGTCATCCCCGGACCCGCGGGCGGAGAGGCGGGCGCGTTCGAAACGGGCTCCGTGTCGCTCCCCGTCAACGGTGAGCCCTCGATCGTCGACCCGCCCGTCGTCCCCGAGCCGTGACTCTGTCCCGTGGCCGAGCCGCGGGAGCCGCATACCTCGACATATCGCAGGCTCCCGCGGAGTTTCGGCTCGCCGCGGTTGCCGCGGCCGCGCTCACCCCGGAACTGCGAAAGGTCCTAAACAAGAGGGTCCGCGGCCGCGTCATCCCTCGCGCGGTCAACGCCTACTCGACGAGCCCCGGAGCGACGTCGACGGGTAACCGTCTGCCGTTCGTGACGGCCCGGACGGTAAAGGTCACTCAACGCGCGGGGGTAATCACGGGCCTACGTTTCGGATCGGCTCGTCGACTAAAGGGCGGAGCGTCCGTCTCCGAACTCTTGCGACCCGTCGAGTTCGGCTCCGCGGGTACAGGGTTCGTGACCTACCGTCGCGTCGCCCCGGGCACGGGCAAGCCGCACAACGTCACACGACGAACGACTAACGCGTTTCGTCCTCGACGACGCACGGGCCGCGTCATCTGGCCGGTCACCTATGACACCGTCGCGCCGATGGTCCTAACCGAGTGGACGCAAGCCGTCTACGAACTCACGCGAGAGGGGCTCGACTAATGGCCGGTAACCCCTCGATCGTCGTTCGTATCGCCGCGAACGTCCGCGAGTTTCTGGCCGGATCGGAGCAAGTCGAGGACGCGCTCGACGACCTCGCGACCGAGTCCGGCGACATTGCTCGCGACGTCGAGCGCGACACCGACCGCATGGTCGACGCGTTCCGCGACGCGGGTCGCAAGATTGACCGCGCGACGAGCGACGCGTCTCGCGACGTCCGATCGAACCTCGGAGACACGGGTAAAGAGGTCGGGCAAGAGGCGATCGCGAACGTAGGCGAGGGCATCGCGTCCGGCTCCGCCGACCTCACCGACACGTTTCTCGGGACGATCGGCGGACTAGCGTCGGTCCCCGTCCTCGCTCCGTTCGTCCTCGTCGGCGGGCTCGTCGCCGGAGCCGTAATCGGTGGCATGAAAAAAGAGGCCGAGCGCGCTAAGGCCGCGGGTGCGGCCGCGTTCTCCGCGTACCGCGACGGCATTATCGAACAGTCCGAAAAGGACGACGTTCTCGTCGAGGCTCTCGGAGTCGAGGACCTCCAGAGCGCGATCGGTGAGGTACGCAAGCAGGCAGACGAACTAGGCGTGCCGTTTCGCGACGTCTTTCGCTACCTCCAGGGCGAGAGGGCGACGCCGCGGCTCGCCGCGGCCCTAGAGTCCGCGGCCGTCGACGCGGAGGCCGTGCGTCGCGCATACGCGCAAGATAAGGGGATCGTCGGCTCGACCGAGCGGACCGCGCTCGCGGGTAAGGCGATCGAGGACTATTGGAAGAGGACCCGTACCGCGGTCCAGGGCGCGACCCGCGACGTCGAGGCGTATAACAACGCGGTCGCGAAACGTCCGCGGACGTCGGGCTCCTCGTCCGGCTCGACCCGACCCGGGGGCGGTCAACGCACCCCGACGACCCGAGGACAGTTGCCATGATCGCGCTATCCGTAACGGCCGACGCTCGCGACGCGACCGCGGTCCTCACCGTCACCGGACACGACGGCGCGGTAACGATCACGGCGACCCCCGATCGAGGACCCGTCTACGTCGTGCGGCAGACGGGTACGGGCTCACCCGACCCGCTCGTCGTCGTCGACTATGAGGTCCCGCTAAGGACGCGCGTCTATTACTCCGTCGTCGACTCCGCGAACAACGTCGCGACCGCGGTACTCGTCGAGGTCCCCGTCGACGGGTGCGTCCTCTCGTCGACGTTCACCCCGACGAACTCCGCACGGGTCCGCGTCGTCGAGGATGCCCCGCACTCTCTGGAGGCCCGCTCCGCATGGTTCGACGTCATCGGTCGACGCGACCCTCTCGTGTCCGTCGACGTCATGCGATACCGCTCGGGCCGTCTGACGTTCTACGTCCGCGGTAACGCTCAACGGTCCGGTGTCCTCTCGCTCATGTATCCGGGCGACCCGTTGCTACTGCGGACCTCGTTCCCCGAGCGCGTCGACGACGTCATCTTTCTACCGCTCAACGTCGACGAGGACCCCGTCGTCGACAACACGGGAGGCCGGACGATCGCGGTCGAGTATCAAGCCGTCACGCGACCGATCGGACCGCACCCCGGCTCGACGCTCTGGACGTACCTCGCTCTGGAGGCGTTCGTCGACACCTACGTCGAGGTCCTGTCCGCGTTCCCCGACTATGCGTCGCTCGTGCTCGGGCCGTTGACCGAGGCCGCGGTCCTGCCCGGTCCGATCACCCCGGCATCGTGGACTGTGGTCCTATGACGCTCACCGTCCCGTCGTGGGCTCGTGACGCGATCACGGCTCCGCACTCCGCCGAATGGCTCGCGACTCTGATACCGACGAGCGGTCAACCGTTCCGGCTCCCGATCACGGCCGGGTCGCTCCGTGCCGACGCTCTGTCCTACCCGCGCTATACCGCGGAGGTATCGCTCGGGGACCTCTCGCTCGCCCCGTTCTCGACGACGTCGCCGGTCCTGCCGTTCGGCGCTCAACTGCGACTCGACTACGTCCTCTCGGACTCCGCGGGTCGGACCGTCACCGTGCGACCGTGTCCGACGTTGCTCGTCGACGAGGTCGAGGTCGGCCGCGGCCGCTCCGTCGGAATGACGATCACGGCATCCGACCCGTCGCTCGCTATCTCGACCGACGTCTACTCCGTCCCGTCGTCGCTCCCGTCGACCGCGCGGACCGTGTCGGCCGCTATCGCGTACCTCATCCGTCGGACATTCCCGTCGGCCGTCATCGACGATCGGATCGACTCGACGGCCTACGTCGGGAACGGCTACACCGTGGACGGCGACCCGTGGGCCGCTATCGAGTCCCTCGCGGACACGATCGGAGCCGACGTCTACGTCGACCCGACGGACCGTTTCATCGTCGCCCCGACCCCGACGATCAAGTCGACCGCGCTCGACGAACTCCGCACGGGTCCAGGCGGGACCGTCGTCGGTACACGCTCGCGCGTCATCCGTGGATATAACCGGGTCCTCCTCGTGTTCCGTGACGAGGACGGTCGCGTCATCGTCGGACGGTGGGCCGACGAGTCCGGGGGACCGCTCGACGTCGGCGGGCCCTACGGCCGCGTCACCTATACCGAGTCACGGGACCGAGAGGTCACCGTCACGCAAGCGAACACGGCCGCGGCCGCGCTCGCTCGACGTACCGCGGGACTCGTCCGCGACGTCGAGGTCGAGGCCGTCGGCGCTCCGTGGATCGAGACGGGCGACACCGTCTCCGTGGTCCTGCCGACGGGCGAGGATCGGCTCGTCGTGTCCTCGATCGAGCACGACCTCACCGGACTAGGCCCGTCGCGCTACACGTTCCGTACCGACACGCTAGGTCCGGCATGAGTACCCGACGAGGTAGGACGATCGCGGGCCGCGTCGTCGAGGTCGCGGGTAGCCGTCTGCGGGTCCGACTGTGGCACGACCCCGACACCGTCGAGGACCTCGACGTCGAGGCTCCGCTCGCCCCGGCTCCCGGCCTCGACTCGACGGCCTACGTCACCGTCACCGACGACGGCTCCGTCATCGTCGGGGAGCCCTACTCGTCACCCGGCCGCGGAGTCTGGAGGTACGCGGGGACCGACGTCTCCGTCGACCCCGGGCCCGGGAATATCGCGATACAGGGCTCCGGCAATAGTCCGCGCGTGTTTGCCGTGAGCGCGGTCGACGCGGACGGCTTTACGCGTAACCTCTCGCTCATCGCGGCCGGGGATAACCTCACGATCACCGACGACCCCGCGGCTCCGCCGACGACGGGTTTCGCTCGATACGTCGTGCTCGCGTCCCCGACCGATAACGGGACGTATTACGTCGCCGGAGCGAACAGGACCGACACGAACGGGTCGCAGACTCCGCCCCCGATCGGGACCCGTCTCCGCGTATCGTTCGCCACGGCCGGGGGCGGCGCGGCCGGAGGTCCGTTCGTCGTTCGCTTTGACACCTATCAGGACCTCACCGACGGCATCACCATTGGAGGCTAGGACATGCCAGACACTCCGGGCGGGTTCCCGTATCCCGCACCTACCGACCGACCCGACGTCCCTCGCGACGTCCAGGCTCTCGCGGAGGCCGTCGACGGCCGTCTCGGGTCGCTCCGCTTTCGTCTCTTCGGTATCAATATCGCGGTGAACAACTCCGCGACAGGTACTCAACAGACGATCAACTACGCCGATCTCGGGCTCGTCTCTAATGCCCGCGTATTCATTCAGCCGGTGGGGACGACGGGATATATCGGCGTCTCTCCGTCGACCCCCGGCCTCGTGTCCGCGGTAATCAACGTGCGGCATGTCGACAACACGGTCGGGACGACGAGCATCCCCGTTCACGTTCTCGTCATGGGTAACGGCGAATGAGCCCCGTCGAGCCCTACCCGGGCGACGAGGTCGAGCACGGGCAGGACGACGAACGTCCGGCCGACGTCGACCTCCCCGACGAGGCGTTCGACCCCGCGGCTCCGTGTCCTCAAGACGAGGTCGAGCCGTGAGGTCGGCGGAGGGCGCGGTCGCATGGATGCGGAACGAAAACGAGCGCGGCTCCCGAGGTTGGCAGGGTTGGTGTCTCCGCGCGTCGCGTACCGCATGGGGGCTCCCGGGCGGTTGGGACTCCGCTAACGCATGGTGGAACGCGGTCCCCGCGGCTCACCGTCACCCGTGGTCAGACACTCCGCCCCTCGGGGCTCCCGTGTTCTACGCGGGCGGCTCATGGGGGCATATCGGGCTCGCGGACGGTGCGGGCAACCTCTGGCACACGGACGCGCCGAACGTCGACAGGATCGGCCGAACGGCGATCATGTGGCCGCGCGATCGGTGGGGGTTCCGCCCCGTCGGTTGGGCGTCATGGCTCAACGGATCGGTACTCCCGCTCGGGTCCTCGGGCGGGTCGAGCGGAGGCTCCTCGACGAGCCCCGGAGATAACGAGGTCGCTATGGATTACGCCGAGGTCACCCGACGGACCCCTCAACGTGTCGGGACGGAGTGGGCGTGGCTCACGCTCGATAACAACGTCCGCAATACGGCCGGGGTTCACTTTCGCGACGGCATCTTTAGCGTCGCGTCTCGCAGGTTCGACCTCGCGACGTCGCTCACGCTCACGACCCCGAGCGGAGAGGCCGCGCGTGTCTCTGTCCAGGCGTGCGTAGTCGACGGCAATAACCGCGTGACGCTCGCGTACCCGGTCCAGAGTTTCGACGTCGGTAACGGGCTCGTCTCTGCCCGTCACGCGTACCTCTCGGGGTTCTGTAGCGCGGACCGTCGCGTCCGTATCCGTGTCCGCTCGCTGGACCGTGCGACCGACGTCCTCCCCTACGTCGTCGCGCGTCGTTTCGCGTGAAAGTCCCGGAGTCTTTCGCCCGCTGGCCGTTGCTCTTGGCCGGTATGACTCTCGTGTCCGCGGGGGTCGCTCTGGACCTCTCGACTCAAGCCCCGGTCGCGTTCGGCTTGTTCGCTCTGGCCGCGGCATCGTTCGGGGGGTTCGTGTATGCCGAGGGTGCGCGGCATCGGGATTGGCTCGACGCGCAAGAGCGCGAACGGCTCGACTCCGAGCCGGAGCCGTGGTCGGACGGGGACGCTCCCGGGAGGATCGACCCGCCCCCGTGACGGCTCGTGTACCGTGTGACGCGTCCGGCTCTAAACACGGGGTCGGACCTTCCAGCGACGAGAGGCCCGACCCCATGAGTGACACAACGTACCCGCTCCGCACGGCGACGCGTCGACCGCGTCTCCAGACGACGACGGGTATCCGTCTCGACGAGCCGGTCGACGGCTATGAGGGACCCGCGGCTCGCGCGGTCCTCTACTGCGACGGCTACTCCTCGACCTACCTCGGAGCCGTCTACCGCGAGGGCCGCGGCGCATGGTCGGCATACGCGGCACAGTGGACTAAGACTCTCGACGACGCGCGGCTCCGTCCCGATCACGCACCCGCGGACCGTCCGACGTTCCCGTCCCGAGACGCGGCCGTCGCCGCGATCGTCGCTCACGCGGGCATCGTCCTGTGACCGCCCGTGTGAACGGCGTCCGCTATACGCGGCTCCGTCTGCGGGACGGCTACTCCGTCTCGTGGTGGGGGACCGTCTACGGGCTCGTCCTCCGCGACGGCTCCGAGTGGACGATCGAGCCTCACGACGGGCCGGTCGTGTGGGCCCGCTACGCGCGACGCGACGACGCCGCTCGCGACATGCTCTCTATGGCCGGGGTCCGGGCATGAGCCCGGGCCCGTCGCGGCTCCACGCGGAACGGTGCGACTACCGCTCCGGCCTCGGGCACCATGCGGCCGCGTGTATCTCGCCCGCGGTCGGTTGGCTCGACGTCAACGGCTCCGAGGTCGCGTATTGCGTCGAGCATCGGTCCCGCGCTCTGCGGCTCGCGGTACTCGTCGAGGTCGAGCGGTCCGACGAGGCCGAACTCCGTCGCGAGAGCCCCGTCCTCGCGTTCCCGTCGGTCGTGTCCTGCCCGCCTAACACGGCTCACGCGGGCGTCGTGACTTGGGCGCTCGTCGAGGTCGGTAACGCGTGCCCCGTCTGCGGGCGGTACGCATGAGCCCCCGTTACGTCGTCCGCGCGGTGAGGTTCGGCCCGCGGCCGTTCGTCGTCGTCGACTCGACGCGCGACGTCATCGTCGGCACGGCCTCGGACGCGGAGACGGCCGACGACATGGCCGACGCACTAAACGAGGGGGACGCATGAGGCCCGCGCTATGGCTCCTCCTAGCGATCATCGCGCTATGCGTGGCGCTAGGTCCCGTCCAGACGGCTCCGAGACTGTGACGGCCCGTAGGCGGGCCCGTAAGCCCGCACCCTTGCTCGTCGTCCTCGCGGTCGACGCGGGCCGTGTCGCCGCTCACTACGCGCGGCACGGCCGGACGCTCTGCGGCCTCGACGTACCACAAGCCGAGCCCGTCGACGTAGGCCGTGTGACATGCGGCCCGTGCGTCCGTCTGGCGCGACGGTGGGGCGGCTCGTGAGCGTCGACCCCGGGCTCTATGCCCGATCGAAGGGCGACCCCGTCTCGCTCCCGTCGTGGTCGTGCTCCGCGTGTCCAGCGACGGGGACCGCATGGTCGCCGCGGCTCGCCTACCTCGCGCTCGTCGAGCATGTCGCCTCCGAGCATGTCGACGAGGTCGACCCGTCGCTCCCGGCCGATTGGCTCGACCGCACTCCGGCCGAGCGGTCGGCCTACGTCGACTCGTTCCGTACCGCTCGGGGCGGTTGGTCCCGTGAGGTACTCGCGTCGTGGGGCGTCTCATGGCCGCCCCCGCGAGGTTGGCGTCGGCGGCTCTGCGGCCTCGACGAGTAGGTCCTCGACGTCATAACGACGGGCCTAGCGGCTCGTCCTCATAACGGCATCCCCGAGCCGATCGGGGCGGGTGCGCGGTAGGACGCGGCCTCGTCAACCCTCGGTGAGCGGAGGACGCAAGGCTCAACCCCGAGACGGGGGCGCGGTGGTGAAGGCGTACCCGGGCACCCTTGCCGACCTAGCAGGTCGGGCGCTCCCGTCATATCCCGGTCACGGCGACTCATGTCGCGGACCTCACCTATACCGCATCGCGGCTCCGTACACGGCATGAGGCGAGGGTCCTTCCCTAATCGACGGGGGGGACCCCTGCCCGCTCGCCCACCTAACCGGCATGAGCCGACTACCCTCGGACCATGCCGAGCAAGAACCGCGACCGCGGGGCACGGTGGAAGAGGCTCCGGCTCGCGGTCCTCCGTCGAGACGGTGGCCGGTGCGCGTGGTGCGGTGGACACGCGACGCATGCGGACCATGTCATCCCGCGCTCGCTCGGAGGTCCAGACACGTTAGCGAACCTCGTCGCTAGTTGCTCGACCTGTAATCAGAGACGCGGTAACCGGCTCGGACCCCCGCCCGCCCCGCATAGGAATACGCGCGTTCGTGACGGATGGTGACCGACCTCCCGTTTCTGGAG